GTTACAGCAGACTTGATAGGCACTTCGACGATCGTCGAAATCATTCCAAAACTAACAAGGTATTCACGCAAGAGTTTTGCTTGCGTAGCCTTGCCACATCGATCTGCACCTTCAATTACTATGATGTTAGCTTTTCTTGACTGTTTCATTTCTGTAATAGTCCTCCCAAGTTTCTTCAGGAGTTATCGTTCTATAGTCTATCGTTAGTTCTTCACCAGCTTTGATGTCTCTAATTGCAACATTAGTAAAATCATCAATAGATTCTACGTTGGCAGCAAAAGAGTGATTCATGAACTTATCATGGTCTAGAGATATGACGTAATTTCCTGCGCTGTCGATCCAATAATAATCTAATGTATCTAGACGCATTCTTTCTTCAGCACTCATTCTCTGAAGCATTTCTGGAGTGATTACGGCTGTAAAGAACGGGCTGTATGACCAAGTTACGGTGCCCTTAGATATGTCTTCTGCAGCAAAAACTCCGATTCCACTTATGTTACTTTTTGACAGAAACGTCTTGACCCTTAGCATGCTTGTCTTCCCAATAGATTGTTTCGCCTCTCTTGTAGTGCTTTAGGTTTACCTTAGCATCGTCTCGTGTGAAATGATTGTCGCTAAACGTTAAGAAATTATTCGGCAACAAAGCAAACTGACCGTTCTCAAGCTCAATCATGCTGAGGGGCTTGTGCTCTGACGGATACCTAGAATAGCCGTCAACCCAGTCTATGATCACACCTGTGTGTCTGCCTTTAGATGAGAAGGGACGGTGCACTTCACAAGATAATCCTTCTAAGTACTTTGCAAAGAAAGCCTCAACATCGTCACCCATAGACGCCCAAGGCATCAACTGCATTCTTTCCCAAGAAAAATCTTGCTTTGTCGAGAGGGCATGTAGAGGTAGCCCACTCCAGTGTGCGCCCGACTCTAGAAAGACGTGGCACAACAATGTCTGGTATTCTCTAGAATAAACAGCGTGCCAGATTCCTGGCGTCGTGCCTGGCGGCATGTTTGGACCGAGAAATTTGTTGTCAACATTCACATAAATGTGAAAAGGTAGGTTGCAATGTCGACCCATATCAGAATAGTTCCCTTACTTTTTCTTCGTGTGTGAGACCATATGCTTCTAGCGTTGCAGGGAATGCCCCTGTAGATACTACCAGATCTAACATGGACCTAGCAATGTCTCGAATCTCCACCTGCGCGTGCTCTGAATAGCGCAGGCGAACAAAGTGAACGAAGCTGCGAAAATTGAACATAATGTCTGCAGTGATTTGATTACCGTACGGAAGATACAGTCGCGCAGATTCCTTAGCTCGCTTTCGCGACATACCGCCTTGCACCAATCTCTCTAGAGCAGCGTGGTACTTCTGTAGGCTGGATTCTAAGTGCTCGATGTAGAGCTCTTTTTCTTCGGCAGGCCAGTCCACAGGGACGTAGTACTTGTCTTCCTTTAGCTCTTTGTAACGAGCAGATTCAGCGTTGGTAGATACGCCGATTCGATGTTTGAGAAGATGGATGTGACTCGCAATGTCGGTTGTGACTAGAAAATGCAGTGAGCTCTTTTCGAAGGGAGTTTCATGTGCATTCTCTGCTAACATCTTGAGAAGCTTTGGGATTCTGTTCTTTTTATCTTCTGTAAGATCTCTAGACGTTGATGTCCATGCTGATAAAGCGTGTGTTAGATCAGAACCATAATAACCAATGAGTTCAACTTTATTCGGTTGAGGAGGCATGTCGCATATATTACTATACGCCATCTACGATTTATAACATCACGCGTTGTAGACGAAAGCTAACATGTGCTTCTCGATGACTTCTTTAATCTCTTTTTCCATGTCGTCCAAAGAGTTATTAGCACGAGCCAACAATTCACGCTGCATCCGAGGATCAGCCGCCTTTTGCTGGACATACCTAACTAGATGTCTTTTCATTTCTTCGGCGCAATTTGAAGCTGCATTCGTTGTAACGAAATCTGGAATTCCACGCGCATACTCTTCTCTAACAAGTCGACGAAGATCTTTAATCGATAAGCGCGCCAACGTTTGATTTTCTTTTTTCATCGTTCCTGACCTGAAAAAACGCCAGCAGCCATCGCTGATATTTGATTAGCGTATTTTTCAAAAGCAGCGACGATATCGGAAACGCACTCTTGTTGAGCTAAACCCATAGAATCTTCGTCAAAATCCGCGAGCATTTCATAAACAGAACCTGCGTCGTCGCCAGAAGCGAGCAATCCATGACTCTTTAGGACCGAAGCAATATGCTTCAATACTTCATCATCAAAGTTAATCATGCAAGAAGAAGCTACGTCACTGGCAGTTTGTTCAAGAGCAGAAAAGGTTGCATCGACAGAAAGATCTTGTTCTAAAGGTGATCCACCCTCGAAAAGATTTCTTTCGCTGAGTATAGAATTACGCTTTGAAGAATCGGCTGCGACCCAACCTTCCTTTAGGTTGCGCATCTCTTCTCTTATAATTTGTTCGATTCTTTCTTGTTGAAGCTGCTTTAGTTTCATGTGACTCTCCGGATAATAACTATTCCTTAAAATACGTTTTTTAAAAAACAAGAACTAATCACCCGCACTTGCTCCACCCACAAGCATTACAGGTAGCACAACCTTCCTTGTAGACAATTCCTTCTAGACCGCAAGAACCACAGACCTTATCTGATTGTGACTTAGTTCCATCAGGAATATATGTCTTTAAGACTCTAGAGACCGCCTTAGAGAACGACTGTAGACCGCTGTGTTTGTCCTTCTGTAACTGTTCAACGACGTACTGAACTGGAACACCATGACGAAGAGCTAATGAAAGAGTACGCGTCATCGCACCGTGATTTGGATTCGCGAATAATTCAACTACGTCTTTGAACAACAAGTGATCATCATCACCGATTGGAATTTGAAGGTTGTACGTAGCAACTCCGTCCTTCTTTCCATTCTTGATTAGAGTTCCTGTCTTTGCCTTCTTCGGTACCTCGACATGTTGAGATAGACCGCAAAAGATCTCGTAAGGCTTATCTTCCAACCTTCCAACAAGGACCAAGTAGCTCTCGTTGTCACTACCTGACCGGACATTAATTCTGTGAATATCACAGGTTAATTCCTTAGGTCGCTTTGGTGCGTGGCTTTCTACCAAGGTCTCCGGTTGACCAGAGGCATCGACCTTCTTCTCAGACGGCTTCGTTTCGGCCACTAGAACGCCCGTTCGGCAACCGTCTCGATAAACAGTGAACCCCTTACATCCTGACTCCCAAGCAGACATATAAACGTCTGCGACAAGCTCCTTAGAAACATCGTTAGGAAGGTTACAAGTTTTGCTTATCGCGTGACACACCCATCGCTGTGCTGCAGCCTGCAATTTCACAGAATTCTTCCAGTCAATGTCGTTGGCAGTTCCACCGTGATAAGGAGACTCGGCTACGTCTGCCTCGGTCTTGTGGTTGACCTCCATCCACTTCTTGAATGCGTGATGGTAGACAGTATATTCCTGCCACTTGTCGCCGAGAGGATCCACGAAGTCGACGCGGACTGAGGGGTCTTCACCGTTGACCTTCTTACGGCGCTTATAGAAGAGCATGAATGCTGGTTCGATACCGGAAGTTGTTTGAGTAAGAACTGAAACAGATCCTGCTGGAGCTGTGGTCGTCAATGCGATGTTACGACGGCCATAATTTAAGTAATCTTCTTTGACATCAGGAGAAGCTTCTAAGACTTGCTCAATGAACGGATGATCTTTCTCCAATGTATGTTTAAAGACTGGAAAACTTCCGCGTTCCTTTGCCATCTGAACAGATGACTTATAGGCATTAACACATATAGATTGATAAATCGTCTCTGTCATTTCAATTGAAATATTGGTTCCATAGACAAAATTTAACGCTGCAAGTGCGTCACCTATCGCTGTCACACCTAACCCGGTACGTCTGCCGCCGGCGGTTGCTGTCTTAATTTTTTCCCACAAATTGATCTCTGCGAGTTTCACAGCTTCCGGCTCAGGATCTTTTTTAATCTTATTGATGATCTTGTCGACGGCCTCAATCTCAAGATCAACCAAGTCGTCCATTAACCTTTGTGCCTTTTGAACGACGCTCTTGAATTCGACGTTGTCAAATGCAGCCGCAGACGTGAATGGATTTTTGACGAACTTATAAACGTTGACAAGAAGCAACCTACAGGAATCGTATGGAGATAACACGAGCTCTGCGCACGGATTTGTTGAAACGTTTCCATACCCAACAGATGCATAAGCCTCGGTTGGAGTGCGCTTCTTTACTGTGTCCCAGAAAAGTAAACCAGGTTCTGCTGACGTCCACGCTGCATCGATGATTTGATCCCAGATTTGCTTGGCCTTGACTTGCTTGGTGACCTTGGCCTGTTCAAGCGGCACATCCACGGGCCATTGCAATGTAAAATTTGCATCATCCTTGACCGCCTGCATAAACTCATCAGTGAGACGAATTGAGATATTCGCTCCTGTCACCTTTTTCAAATCGCGTTTGATGTTGATGAAAGTCTCAATTTCTGGGTGGACAACTGATATAGTCTGCATCAGAGCTCCACGTCTTCCGCCTTGCGCGACCTCACGGCAAGTGTTTGAAAATCTTTCCATAAAGACGCCGATTCCATCTGTGGTGCCAGCCGCATTTGCAGTATTCATTCCCTTGGGACGAATCGTTGAGATGTCGAAGCCAACACCGCCGCGGCGCTTCATGATTTGAGCTTGTTCTTGATCTGCAAATAAGATACCACCATATGAATCTTCTGGAGAAGATATCACAAAGCAGTTTGAAAGTGATTGTAGCTTGTGATCGTTACCGATTGCAGACATTGGAGAGCCCTGCGGAACGACGGGACCAAGACCTCTAGATTCTTTCGCCAATTCCTCTAACGACATCACGGTTCTCTGCGAAATGTCAATATGCTCGACGTCTGCCAGCAAACAAAAGATCTCTTTTTCAGAAAGAGGGTTAGGGTACTTGGCCTCGATTCGAGCAAACTCGCGGGCAAGGCGGCGATGCATGTCAGATGGTGTCAATTCCAGTAAGCTTCCTTGCGGGTTTCGTAATGCATATTTGTCGACAAATACGCTCGCCGCAAGTTCATCTCCATTAAAATACTTTAACGATGCAGTGTATGCTTCATCCCGTGTGTATGTCATGTTTTCTCCAGATCGAGTGAAATTCAAGAATGACAGGTTAGATAACTATAACCTAAACTCAAGCAGCAGGCAACGAATCATGATCATTGTGTCCAAGTTCTTTTTGAGTATTGGAAAATTCATTTTTTAATTCTTTCCACTTGGCTCGTAACGCCTTCTTTTGAGCTGCATCATCATCAAGTTTTGTTTCTTCCATCGAACCGGCTTGGCCGGCTATCTCAAATTTGCTACGTGCTGTATCGATCTTGATTGGAAAAACTAATCCATCACGACCCGCACGATTCTTAGCAACGAACAACCGCCCCCATCCCGTAGCCTTTTCGTGCGACTTACGAGAGATAGAAATCACGACGTCCGCAACCATCGCTTTGCCGTATGCTTCTGACATGTTGCTGAGATCGACAACGTCGGCAGAAGAACCTTCTTTGTTCGATTGTGAGGCTGTCCAGATTGGAATACCTTTCTCAGAAGCAAAGCCTCGAAGCTCTTCATAAATCAATTTCAGCTCATGACGAAGAGAATCGAACTGACGAGTTGACCGCATAATATCTGCGTAGTCGATCACAATAAGGTCTGGTTTGAAACCTTTAACATCTAGCCTTTCGATGTGAGACCGCAGCGTGTAAATTGAAGCCGTGTTAGTAGGAAATTCTTTGATAATAAGTCGACCAAGCTTCATATCCTTGTACTGCGCCATGACCTCGTCCTTGCGATCAATGACTTGATTCGATTCCATGTCACAAAGGTTCGAATCGTATCGAACACCGACCGCAGTCTCAGAAAGCTCAAAGGTATAGTGCAGAACATTTTTGCCCGCCTTTAAAGCATTAGCACCGAGCATTGTGAGCAAATGAGACTTACCGACGCCAGTCGCCGCGACGACGACGCCAATCTCGCCGGCGCCGAGGCCGCCATTGAATATTTCTTTACGATCAAGTTCATCGAGGCCGGTCGCAACGCAATTACGCTGCAACCTAGTAAATCGTGCTTCGAAATCAGTAAAAAAATCATGACCAAGCGCCGGCGCGGTGCCGACGAGAACTGCTTTTCGAATAGTCTCAACGATCGACTCATATTTTTCTGCCTGCATCTGATCGACTGCATTCTCAAGGGCCGCCTTGAGAGCTTGCTTACGACAGAAATCAAGCGAACGATCTTTTACAAACTGTAAGTCTCCTGGGTCTGGGTTCGCCTTCATACGCTGCAGATATTCAATAATCTGATCTCGGAGGATAATGTCTGTACCAATCTTGAGATCTTCTTTGATTATTGTTACAAGAAGTTGCAACGTTGGAAACACCTTGTACTTTTTTGCGTAAGAAAAATAACGGTCTGCAAGGAATTGTAGATACTTCAGCTCGAAATAAGAAGAATCAAAGACTTCGAGCATTTGCTCGGCCCACTTCGAGTCGGTCAACAGAGCCTGACCAATTTTTTCTTGAAATGACTTGCCGTACGTACCGAAAGTTACCTTGGTCGTTTTATTTTCGTTTTCTAACATTTGTTTCTCTTAACTGTTTGAAGCGGCTCTATCGACACAGCTGAACGAATAAAAAAAAGTTTCAGAATCGAAGTCGCTTATGCCTTCTTTTACGAGGGTCTTGATGAAAGAGATTTTATCGAGTGTCGGTTTGAATGTATCGACCGCGTGTTGCACTCTGGAAATTTGATCTGCTGACATCATACTACCGTCCAAATGTACAAGCTTCCAATTACGTCTAAGGTCGTCTTGACATTCCAGGACGCGACGATAAATAATCGATTCTGAAGAATGTGAGTGACAAAAGTCGATGACTTCCTGCAGTATGATCTCAGAATCATTACCAAGAAACGGGAATTTAGTCGCGGCAGTCTTAAACCCAATGCCTTTTATACCTGGCACGTTGTCGCCTGGGTCTCCGCACAAAGCTTTTGCGACGGCAAAATTGTGGGTTTTGATCTTGTATTCTTCAAAAATATCGTGAGAAGAAACGACTCTCTTCTTGTGCAAATTGTATATACGAGTTGAATCATCTAAAAGTTGATACATGTCTTTGTCTGCAGAGACAATGACTTTTTCTAAGCCTCTAAATGGTCCTTTACAAAGATGAGCAACTACGTCATCGCCTTCGCAATTTGAGACATATACCTGACAAACAGGAACAAACTTGAGCATACTAAGCAATGTTAGTAACTGATATTTTTTGTTGTCTTCAGATTCCGGAATATCGTCTCCGTAAAAACGATTTAATTTTTCGGCTCGGCGGCCGAGCTTGTAATCAGGATATATGGATCTTCTACGAGAAGATCCGCCACCTTCCCAAACGACGCAGATCCTGCTCGGTTGAATCTCTCTAAGAACCCGAGACAGAGTCTTCATGAACCCAACGCAGCCTCCCATCTGGTAACCATGACTAGACATGGTTGGATAGGCGGCCCAGCTACGAAGAAATAGATTTGCTCCGTCAACGATTAAGACTGGTCTGGGTATGGTCATTCATACACCCGTGCTACCAAACCCACCTTCACCGCGGACCGACGTCGACACCTCAGAAGTTCTTTGAAAGATCGCTTGAAAAATCGGAAAAAATAGAAGTTGTGCAATCCTATCACCTTTTTTAACAATAAATCTGTCGTCACTAGAGTTGAACAGAATGACTTTTATTTCGCCTTTGTAATCGTTGTCAATGACGCCTGGCGCATTCAAAACTTGAATGCCGTTCTTTGCAGCAAGTCCTGATCTAGAACAGACCATCGCGCCGAAGCCGTTAGGCACGTCCAGCTTGATTCCTGTCCCTACGACGACTCTTTCTCTTGCTTCAAGAACTAAATTTTCTGTAGATCGAAGATCGCATGCAGCAGAACCGGGCGTTTGGTATGAAGGAATAAGTGATGGGTCATCTGTGAGAATTTTGACCCAAATTGGATTTGTTATACGCTCATTCATCTCCGCCTCCATCATCAGTCACATTATCATCTACTTCTGATCCAGCAGCAGGACCGGCTGTCAGAGTTAAAGCAGCATCGATTACCTCCATAATAAACGGACCATGAACTTCATCTCTCATTAACGTTCCAAATTCGCTCTTGTAGAATTTCTTTTCTACAACAACCTCTCCGGTCTTTTCGTTGACTACGCTAAGCTCTTTCCAAGCGCCTTCGCCTGAAATACTGATTGTATGCCCCTTACGTTTAACAGGGCCGTTTTCTTTACAGTGAGATCTACATTCATCAAAGAGGTATTCATCTTCAACGATTCCCTTACCGAAGATGATGTCAAACTCCATCTTTCTGAATGGAGCAGCGACCTTATTCTTTTTAATAGTAACCGTTGTATGGATGCCAATAGGATTACCGTTCTTGTCTTTGACTTGATTTCCACTTCCTAGTCTAATACGAACAGATGAATGGAAAGGAATCGCTTTCCCGCCAGGCGTAACGGCAGGGTCTCCGTGCATCACTCCGATGGCATCGCGAAGTTGATTAATGCACAGCAACGTTATATTATTTTGACCAATCACGCCTGTGATCTTACGCATCCCTTTTGAAATTGCTCGAGCTTGCAGACCGATTGAGTTTTGGTCATAATCTCCATCGAGCTCGGCTTTTGGAGAAGTCGCGGCGACAGAATCCCAAATAACAAGAATTGGAACGTCCTTATCAATGATTTGTTTCGCTTTAAGAATCGTTGATTCGATGATAGAAAAAACTTCTTCAGTACAGTGTGAATCGCAGTAGACAAATCGTTTACGAACATCGATTCCCATGTCAGCTAGCTTCTGCACCGGCGTCGCATTTTCCGTGTCGATATACACGACTAGCCCACCGGATTTCTGTACCATTGCAGCTGCGTGGTAAGCAAGATGTGACTTACCTGAAGATGGTAGACCAGAAACTTCAATGATTCGACCTTCAGGATATCCGCCACCAATGGCGTTTTTAATCGCATAATTCAATTGAATAGAACCAGTGTCGATCCACCTCTTCACTACTGTTGGTGCATCCATCTCAGAAAGATTGTAAGCGATTCGAGTCCCAAATTCTTTGTTGATGGAGGAAATAAGATCCTTCATCATGCTATCAACTTCATTTTTTTTTGTCATATCTTGTTATTATCTCCTGCTGCGTCTGAATA